AACTCTTTTCTTTTTCATCATGCCACCAGCAGCTTTTTTAACTCTTTTTTTCTTAGCCATTCCACCACCTCGCATCATAGCCATAGAATTGTTAACTCTTTTCTTTTTTCCCATCATGGTAAATACTCCTATATGTTTTACGTTTAATTACAGTATCTTGATAATATTCTTTATCCCATTTATCATAATACCCTTTTTTATGAAGAGTCTTCGATGCCTCTTCAAGTTCATTATATGGCTGTATTAAAACCATATAAAAATCATTTTCTGTTTCTAAATTATCTTCTAGAAACTCTACTTCTTCTCCATCATCTTCTGGATGAAAAGCCATTAGATAAACATCATCCATAACAAAAGTATGATTTAATGCATCAGTATAACATCCAAGTTCATTTGCTTCTATATTAAAATCATCACAAGCAACAATAATAAGTTTTTTGTTTTGCTTTTTTATTGTTCTTGCTTCTTTTACAATAGTAGTTAAAAAATTTTTACTTTGTTCTACTTCTACAATCTTAACTTGATTTTTTAATCTAGCTGATTTAGCATAAGGACATACAGACCAACCACCAAGTTTATCACTTGGTTTTTCTAAAAAATTTTCAGACCACTCTAAAATTTCTTCAGTTATTGTTTTAGTCTTTAGATGCTTCTCTATCTTTTTCTCTTTGCTCACGTTCTATAATTGTTTTTGCTCTTTCAATATCAGATTTGGAATCTACCATTTCTTTTTGATATTCTGCTCTAGCAATATCACGTTCTTCGTTAGAACGCAATTTCTCTCTGTCAATTTCCATGTCAGCCATAGTTTTATCACGATCAAGAGCCAATTTAGAAGCATCAAGTTGTGCTTTAGAAGCCGCTTGCTCTTCTTTAAGTTGAACTTCTTGTGCTTTAAATTGTGTTCTTGCTGCACCTTCTTCAGCTTTACGTTGATTTTCTTGTGCTCGTAATTGTAAATCTTGTTGTGCTAATTGGAATCGAGGATCTTGTGCTTGCTGTTGTTGTTGTTGTTGTTGTGCTTGTTGTTGATTAGCTTGTGCAATTTGTCCAGAAACTTGTGCTTGTGCTTGTGCAACTGCATTTTCAATATCCCTATCCATTGATTCATATTCATTATCTTTGCCGGGATTAAATCTATCGTATTCTGGTGCATTTGGTAATTCAATATTAGCATTAGCCATAATAGACATTCTGTATTTATGTGCTTGGTGTTCTTGTATGTGTGCCTGTAATGAACCTGCTAGTGCTTGTTGCATTCTAGGATCTTGTGGAATAACAGAAGGATCACTCATAAATGATTCATGCACAGAAATATGTGCATCATGATCTTGCCATCCATATGCTTTAACAGGTTTCTGATACATCATAGTATAGTTTTCTGTTGCCGGATCCATAGGCTTACTTCCCATTTCTGGAATTAACATTTCATCTACATTTTCTACATCAAGTGCTTTGTATAATCTTCTATACGCTTCTCGTAAATCATGTATTTGAGGTGCTTGTGTAGCAGCCTGTATTTGTGTTTGTGCCATTAGCACTCTTTGTGCTGTTGAGAAGATGTTAGGATCGGATACTGGGAGTACATCGATTGTTCCATCAAAATCTTGTTTAAAGATTTGACGACTAACACCTTCAACAGCATAGGGGTAATCACTTGGGAGGAAATCGTGATTCGTTCTAGCTAGTATCTTAAATTCTTCTCTTTGTGCTTTATGTAATCTTTTATGAATAGAAGACATTACTTTGATGCCTTGTTCTAATAAAGCTATAGTTGTACCTACAGGTGCATTTGAATTCATGTCACCTACTTGTAAATCTGTTATTGCGGCAAGTCTTCTACCTTCTTGTGTTATTGATCCAAGTAAAGCAGTTAAAACTTGTGATGGTTCTTTAAATGGTAATGGTACAATAGATTTTCTAATGTCATCGCCATAACCTTCTACATCTCTAAACTCACCAAAGCCTACAGGTTGATCTCCATCAACTCGCATTCCACGAGCCTTAAATCCACCCGGCAAGTTTGCAAATTGACCTGCATCAACGAGTGAACGTAAAATTGTTGTAGATGTTTTTTGTAAGTTTCCTAATAGGTGTACATAACCTAAACCATAAAAGTTAAAACCCGGTAAAAATTTGTAATGAACAAAGTATTGTAATCTTTTAAACTTAGAATCTCCATCTCTAAAGTTTTGTCGTATAGATAAAACGTCATTTGTTTCTTTACAAATAGTTACAATGTATGGACATGCAAATTCTTTATCACTGTCTGGCAATTCTAAATCAACATGCATTTCTAATAAAGTAAAACGTGCATCTTTTGCATAAGTGTTACTAGGCTTTACACCTTCTATAGATTGTATTTTTTCATTAATGCCAGTCATAGAAGTAGATTCAGATGATCTATCTTCTTCCATTAATTCTATGTCTCTATAGAAACCACTTGCTTGTCTTTTCTTTAACTCATTGCCTTCCATACGAATGACATGAGTGTATCTTCCACTTGTTCTTAAATCAGTTGTATTTGTTGATACAACAAAATCTGTAACAGGAATAAACTTTGCTACAGGTCTTTCTAATTCTGAATCATAATAAACTTTTTTAAAGCAACTACCAACAATAGGTAGATAGAATAACATCTGATCTAAATCATCAAAGTATTCTTCCATCTGCTCTGTTATTTGATAATTCATAAAGTCTTTAACACGTTCAGCTTGAGACTCTATATCTTTTGTTTTCTCACCTACTATTTGTGTTTTAACAGGGCCGTTAGATGGAAATAATTCTTTTAAGGCTTGAGCATGAAATTGAACAGCCGCTTCAATCATTAATGGATGATGTGCAGAACATGCACCGGGAAAAGGATTTTCTATTTCTTCTAGTTTTAAACCTAGAAGATCCATTCCTTTCTTAATTGTATCTTCCCAATCACCACGACTCTGTAAGTCTGATTCATAAGCAGATACAAGGTCAGATGCTATCTCACCTAAATCCTCATCATCAATGTCTTCAGCTAAGTTTTCTGATTGTTGAACTTCTTCTATAGGATCATCTCCTATAACTATTTCAACTTCTTCTACAGAAACTTGATCAACTGGTTCATTTATTTGTCTTACCATTTAAAATGTCCTTTTAAAATACACCTTTGAATTTAACTTTTGTAGTCTGTATTGGATATTGTCCACGAGACACAGAGCCTCCTTTTTTATATCCTTTTACCATACCACCTTTTTTCATAAAACCCATTTTGTTACGAACTTCAGTAGGTAACTTTTTTAGTCCTTTATTAGTTGGTTTTTTTAACATTATTTTATTCCTCCCATAGTGTTGCTTAATTCCTTTGCACGATTGGGTGTTTGTTTCGCCCAACGTGAGTCCAGCATCTCAATTTTTGCCACCGAATAATTGGGTGGTGTTTCTTTTAATGCTTTCCACATATTCTTAAATTTTGATACGCCTGTTGTTCCTAATTGAAATACCATTTCTATAATAATACCTTTAGCTGTATCACTTATTTTACAACCTTCATAAAGTTTTGATGCTCCATCTTTTGCTTTTTCAAAGTCTTTATCAAAAATACGATCTAGTTGTGCCTCTGGATACTCTTTATCGTCTTCCCACCAGTCTTCTACACATAAGTGTCCATAACCAATAGTTCTCTTACCTAGAGTATCTTTGTATACTTTATTTCTAAAGCCTTCATGTTTCTTAATACTATTTTTTACCGTTTCCATGACCAATAACTTCCTCTGCTTCCTGTTTTTTCTTCTGAGACTATATCTTGATGATGATTAACAAACCATCCCTGTCTTAATCGTAGTAAAGCCTGTGATGTAGAATCTACTAAGTCATCATTCTTTGCATTGGGGAACGATGAACACTGTGATATAACGTCTTCAGCCCAGTCTCTATCCGGTGCCCATATCTTGCCAGACTCCAGAATAGGTGTAATAGCATGAACTCTAGACTTCTTATCTTGTCTTTTAGGATTAAAAGCGTTTATAGGTATACCCATGCGTGATAACTCTTGTACTAGAGATAATCCACTTGCCTTTGCCTCAATCATTATTAAGTCTGGACTAAAGTCATTGTATAATTCTACAGCAACTTTCTTTAATTCTGGAAATTCCCATCGATCTCTTTTAGAACCTAACATAATAATGTTTGATTCACCATTGTCATCTTCAAATACTCCCCATGTTGTACATGCAGAATAGTCTGAATTCTTATTTGTTGTGTATGCTGTATCCCACGATTGCAGAATATAGTCACATTGAGGTGGATCTTTTTTTGTCCACTTCTTCCACCACCATCTCTTGATGATGTTACCCTCTTCAACCGAAGGTTTTTGTGCGTAGAGTGAAGCCCATTCTCTAGAACCTAGTGTTTTCTTTATCTCTTCTAATCGAGAGAGAGGATATGCTTCTGCCCATAGAGGCTCACCTACTTTTTTATTTAAAAGTTTAGCGGCTCTCTTATCTAGTATTGCTGGAAACTCTATTACTTCCCAGCCTTC